AAAACTACTGCCGGAAAGGCGATGAAGAATCAAAGGTGATGTATGCGTACTTCGACGGCTCATTCCACACCATCTGGAACCTGATTAAGAAGAACCATTTGGAAGTGGAATATCACGAATTCGTGAGACAGCGGCGGAGAGCTGAGAAGGAATAGGATGGCAAAAGAAAAGGTGCCGGGAGGACCGGCACCGGGGAAGGAGCGGAAGATGTCTTATAAGATGCTGTGGGAAACCATGAAGGAGGCACTGGAGTGCCGTGTGGAAGACGAGGCAGAGGATGAGTATAAGTATATCCGGCTGAGCACGCTGCTGGAGCTGATGAATGAGCAGGAAGAAGCCGCCGGAGGGAAGAAGTGGTACAACGGAGAAATCGGTTACGACATCCCCATCACCATCGTGGGAGTGATCGGGGCATTGTTGATGGGCGCCGGACTGTTCGCACTGGTGCTGCAGGTGTATGGACTGTAGGAGGGCGCGGATGAAGAACAGGGAAAAATACGCGGATAAAATTATCAAGATAGTCTTGAATGGCGAAACGTGCGATTTCATGAAGAATGTGGTGATTCCGTTATACATTGACGGACGTGAGAGCAGCGAGAACTTCTGCAGCACAAACAGTTGTGAAGGTTGCTCGAAGCTGTTCGCATTCTGGCTGGATGGGGAATATAACAAACCGCCTACAGACTGGGCCAATGTGCCGGTAGATACGCTGGTTCGGGTACGAGACAACGAAGACGACGAATGGGTACTGCGGTATTTTGATAGTTTCGAAGATGAGTTTTTTAGATCCATGTCTGGACATAACTATAGGGTGTTTGCCGATGGTGCGACGAGCGTAACGGGGAGAGACTATGTCGAACACTGGAAATACTGCGAACTGGCAGAGGACGCGGCTGAAACCGAACGAGTCAACAGATGGAGAATGAAGAATTGAGGAAACAAAAAGAAACAGAAATGGATATGGATAAGATCAATCGAAAGCTAGCATGGCAGGAAATCAAATGGTCGGCACTAGAAATACTTATTGACATCTTGCTTATGATTGTCCTGCCAGCACTTGTGTCTGTTGTAACAACAGTTGTGATGGTGTCTATCCTTTCAACGCTTCTAGGATAAGAAACGTAAGAATTGAGGTTGTAACGGATACGAGAATAGGACATAAGACACTTTGAAGCAGGAGTAATTTCATATTTTGGTGGGAAAGATATTTCCAGCGCCAACCGTAAGGTGTTACTTGGACATAATGGCCACCGGGGTGATAGATGCAAAGATTATTTTCAAGTGAAATAAGTGCCCCTTGAACTTCGGGCGGCTCAAGCGTGAATTTGAAACGTTGTTGTTCCAGGGCTTGCTGAACATGTTTCAAATCGGGCTTTTCGATTGGAACACAGAAAGTGTAATCAGCAGAAATAAAGAGAAAACTTGTTTCGCTTTTCTGAATCTCTCGGAGTCTGCGAAGTAACTTTCGGTCATTTGGATACAGAATCATGAGTGTATCTCCTTTTACAGGTATAAGTGGA